TAACTAAGGTTCTAGCAAAACTCTGCACGAGTTAATAAGTGCACTCAACTTTTCGTCTTCAAAAATGAAGGCAAAGTCACGGACTTCTTCGCCCTTTATTATTTTTTGCCAAACTATTTTATTCATTCTAGATAAAAATTTTACTTCATCATCAGTTATACCTTGATAACAAATAATATGCGTATATCTTTTATCCTCCATTAATTTAAATGAATGATTACCACTACAACAAGTCAAACTCATGTCTATGACTGGTGGATTTAAAAAACCGTGCTTTTCAATACTGTTTCTAATTATTTGTTTATGTTCGTTATGTAAAGTGTGTGTTGTGATTTGACTAAACGGAAATACTTTAATTCTTTTTGCAATGATCTGATACTTAGGCCATGCAATTCTTTTCTCAAACATTACGTTGCTTCACCCCAATCATCACCAATAGCTTTATCTACTTTAGATGGCACTACTAAATTAACAGCAGAATCATCAACCATTGCTTTCTCTATGTTAGCTTCGTCTTCTTCTGTTTCTACACTAAAACATAGTTCATCATGTATTTGTAACATTGGCACATAACCATTTTTATCACAATTAATCATAGCTGCTTTTACCTGGTCCGCTGCACTACCTTGTATTAATCTATTTAATGCTTTGTATGTAAATGCTCTTTTAGCAGAGTTCAAACTACCATATTCAGCTATATATTCTTTTTCTGTCATAGCTTTGTGTAATCCAAATGACTTAGGTTCCCACTTATCAAATCTACACTTACGACCTAATAAAGTTTTAATTGAACCACTTTTCTCTGCTTGTTGCATAACTCTATTAGCTAACTGTTTAACAAATGGTACTTTAGCATCGTATTCTTGTAATAGTTTTTTAGCTTCTTCAAATGATATACCCAGTTGTTTAGATAATTTACCTGAACCCATACCATAGAATATACCTAAATTAATTGTTTTAGCTTGTGATCTTGGTATTCCTGCCATCGTTGCAACTGTTTGATGGAAGTCTGCGTCTTCGTTTTGATAAGCTTCGATTAGTTGTTGTGATCCTTGTAAACCACCTAATGCTTTATCTGTTGTGGCTGCGTAATGTACAACAAGTCTTGGTTCTTGCTGTGAGTAGTCAAAACTTCCCCACTTACAACCTTGTTCGGGTAAGAAGAGTCCTCTAATAAGTCTGCCATACTCTTTGCTCCTGGCAGGTACTTGTTGAAGATTAGGATTAGCCATAGACAGACGGCCAGAGACAGTCCCACCCATGTCAGAGCGAAGTTGATTAATTTCTGCATGTATTCTACCTTTGTGTTCGTATTTTAATATGGAATCAATAAACGTTGAATGTAGTTTATTTATTTCTCTGGCGTCCTTTATACACCTAGCTAGGGGGTGATTGCAATTCTCTAACCAATTTGTTGTGAAAGAAGGTGACTTAGACTTTTCTGTGACTTCATATTTGATTTTCTGTTGATCAAAGGCTTTAGCCACGGATCGTGCTGCCCAAATCTCAACATCTTGTCCTGTCATATCTTTGATTTTACTCATTAATTTCATTTCTCTAGATAAAAGTTCTTTTTTAAGAGTCTCAGCTTTGTCTATATCAACCCTAATTCCTGTCTCCCTCATCTGTATTAAGATAGGCAACAGCTCCATTTCTAACTGCCATACGTTTAATAAATTCTCTTTTACTAATGTAGGTTTAAAGTAATTCCATAGTTTAAGTGTAAGTGCAGCATCCTGCTCTGCGTAAAAACCTACGTCCATTGCAGGTAATTTCCATAGTTCTGCTTTAGCATCTAATCCTCTTTGAGCAGCAGCCTCTTTTAATTCGTCTTCTGCTTTTATTTCTCCAAGATAATCAAAACCTAATGCATTTAAAGAATAACTAAATCTATTTTCATCAATTAATGCAGCAGCAATCATAGTATCAATAATACGACCATTGACTTGCCAACCCTGTGCTCTAATCCAACCTAAATCGTATTGTGCATTATGAAATATCTTATCTGCATTTGTTTTTAAAACAGATTGAAACCAGGCAATAACTTTACCCCTAGGTAAGTTACCTCCACCTTGATGATTAATAGGATAGTAACCTTTAAAAGAACCTGCAGCTACAGCAATACCTACAATCTCTCCATCATGTCTAGCCCAGCCTGTGCCAAGCTTTTTCATGTTCTCATCTCTTGTTTCTAAGTCTATTGCTATTTCTGATTCTTCAGATAAATCAGGAAACTCATTTGGTGTAACCCATTCAGTATTCTTCATAACTACATTGATTTGGTACGACATCGTTTAAAATATATCCTCCACAGCCATGAACGAATCATAGATGCTATTGTAAAAATTAAAGCAATATGAATACTATCAAAAATTGTAGGATGCAAGTCAAAAAATGGAAATATAAATAACTGTATAAGTATAGCTAATATAAATCCAGATCCTACATCTATGACTGCTTCGGTTAGAGGCCGCACATACCCTCACATTCCATTTGGAACATGTCTAAGTCTTCTTCGCCTTTAAATTTTGCATCTTTCAAAGGTACACATGATCTATGCATAAACAACTGGTCTTTTACTTTATCATTACCTTTACGAATTACTTCATCAATTTCACATGCATCTTTAAATTCTTCTGGTCTATTCTTTTTCATATCTAACCAAAATGCATCGTCATGGAATGGACAACCAATACATGCAGACTTAGCAGGTACCTTGTATTGTTCTCTTGTTTTATACCAATCTAAACATTGGTTTCTATTCATATCCATTTCAATCAAAGGCCATCTATTTTTTTGCCATCTTTCTCTTGATGGTTTAATTCTTTGTATCTCATCAGTTGATATACCAATCCATCCTTCAATCCATTTGTCTTTAGGAAATCTTTTTCTAGGTAGTATACCCATGAGCTCTCTCATCTTTTTTGTTAATGGAGTAATTTTATATTCCCTTGTACATTGTCTTCTAAGCATTCCTTTTTTATTAGAGTCAGGGTTCTTAGTAAAGAACGGTGCAGATGCAAATCTAGAACCTTCAGGTCCCATAGCTTTAATTATATCTTCTCTAATATTACCTTTACTACAAATATGCACAGGAAAAGATAGTTTTGTTTGTAGCCATTTTAAATGTTCTATTACAGGTTTAGGTTCCCATCCCGTATCAGCGAAGATTGCTGCGTCTGGTTTTTTACCAAAAGCTCCTTCTTCAGCCATTAAGGCCATTGTGCTTGATTGCACACCAGCTCCTAATGATAATATTGTCATGGCAGGCTCACCAGGGAATCTAGTCCCGTCATTATCTCCAGCTAGTCTAGAGAAATCTTCTTTACTTATTTTTACCATCTTTTAACTCCTCAATTTCTAATTCACAATAATGTATAATCTTTTTTAAATCTTCTATACCATTTTTATCTTTATATCTACAAACATATTTTATCACGTTACCTTGAAAAAAAGATAATTTGTTTTTTGTTATAAATGTATAAGGTTGGATCGAATGTTTTTTGTAATGTGATCCTCCAATTTGTTTTTCTTTTGCAGTTTTTAAATTATCAAATATACTTTTATCTGTCATATTCTATATCTCCCGTTACCTATTGCTGTTAGTGGCATATGATGTCCATATGGTTTATTTGGTTGTATTATGTGTACACCTTTTTTAGCTCTTGTTACAGCTACATACCAAACTCTTAATTCTGCATCTCTTTCTCTACTATTCTTATCTGGTAAAGTACATATTTGTGGACATTGTTCCCAAATAACCACATGATCTGCCTCTTTTCCTTTAACTTGATGTATTTTATCAATTATAATTTTAGGTACACTATCGGACTTAATCCCTCTTTCAATAAGCTTATTTATGTAGTTCTTGTTGTGAATGTCTATATCCAGGGCCGTTGTCCATGATCCCTGCTCCTCTTGTAATCCACAATTAACATGTAAGAATTGGTAATTAAATTTGTCCTTAGTTATCTTTGACCACTTTTTATTGTCTGTTTTTCTCCAACCATGTTGGATATTTCTAACATAAGCATAAACTAAACCAACTTCCTGTAAACTAATCTCTTCGTCTTTCATCAATTTATCCCATACTTCTATCGCTTTCCAATGAGTAGCATTTACTGATGGGTAACCTGACGATGTTTTAAAAAATAAACCTATAGCTTTAGCTTCTGCTCTTATCTCTTTTAGCTCTCTAACAGTTCGG